ATTCCTTTGCCTTTTCCATTGTTACTGTATCTAACGCCCACAATGTTTTGTCGTTACCATAGTCGTCAGTGCCTACAGGTACCTCGACCATATAACGTTTACGGAAGGTATCAATAGATTCTACAAGAACCCATTGTGTTTCTTTCTTAGTTAACATAAAACTTCCATCTCCATTGTCTTTCCAAATTAATGAATCACCCTCGACCCAACCCGTTTGTTCTAACATATCCGGTGGAAACTCTAAAATAAAGTCGCCGGTATCAGGATCTTCCTGTAATTCAACCGTCCACCTAGTTTTCATACTAAACTCCCTTGATAAGGACTGTTCAACCATTTTGCATATGTTTCAGCTTGTTCACTAATCTTAGTCAACTCATACTTACCACAGAACTTCATAAAGTGAATGCCAACCTGAGGGACAGTCGTAGTACGAACACCCTCTTTAATACGTGCATCAACCAAATCTTTGATTTCTTGCGGTTGTGCAGTCAAGTCAATCAGTACACGATTACGTTCATAATCATCTTTAACACGGTGCTCTTCACCATTATGGTCAACCCATCGTTGAAGCATCATATTGTTCCAATTAAAGCCTTGCTTGTTGCGATCCTCGTATGCTTCAGTCAGTCCAACTTTATTCTTTGAACCTTTCTCACGCACACCTGGGTAAGCACTAAACACATTGTCAGAACTATCACCACGCATACACTTCATAAATAGATGCCACTGTGGGTCACCTAGCAATTTGGGTTCTTTAGTTTTCTTGTCTTTAACAATCTTACCCTTGTCATCAAAATAACCGTCAAGTGTAATCAGTTGATTAGCTACTCCATTATATTGCTTCACATTTTCAGTAATTAATTGCACATAGTCAGTATCGCTTGAAATGATAAAATGCTCATCATCAGGATGCAAGTGAATGAAACGTGCGATTAAGTCATCAGCCTCAGCACGTTCGTGGCGTAGCACACTTACGTTAGTTTTCTCTTTAAGATATGTAGTGAACTTTTCATACGTATCCCAAAACATTTCGTTTTCTTCTTTTTCAGCCTCTGTCTGCGACAATGCATCTACTACCCTATTTTTCTTATAGGGCAGATACGTATCCTTACGCCAGCTACGGCCTTCTAAGCAGAATACAACGTGATCAATTCCAAACTTGCGTACAATCTGATTAGTGCTTGCTAAAGTTAAGTGAAGGGCCATGCCGATCTTTTCCCAAGTATCACTATTGCGTGAAGCAATATGTCGTGCCCGAAAGAATGTATTTGCAGTATCGATGAGTGCGTATTTTTTCATATTTGTATGGGTAATGTTAATATACGTATATTATACATCAGTTTATAATATATGTCAACTAACTTCCGTGCGGCCATTACCCAAATCACGAGTCCTAATATTCCGTAGTTCACGGTTTGTAGGATCCGCTTGCTCTTGCTCATAGACTTCTAACGCTATGTTGCGACAAACAGTTTGAAACCATCTGTCAACAATCACGGTATCAGTATCGTCTTCCTTCATCTTATAGCCTGCACGAATTAGATTCAAAATGAATTTGTCATTCCAATCTAATTCAAATGCACCGCTATGTAGATTCTCTGGATCAAGTTCTAATGCAAGAACATTGATATAAGGCTCACCTGCCATTGTTGCTTTCTCTTTATCAGTTAAGATAGGTTCACTTTTCTTTTCTTTAACCTTAGTTTCCTTAGGTTTCTTAACTTCTTCAGTCTTTGCAGGTTCTTGTTTCTTAAATAAGTTTTTTAATTTGTCAAACATTTATATCTTTCGTATAGCTTAAAGCTGGCAAGATTTTTTGCCTTCGATTCACACATCATATCAAAGTTATCAATAAATGTCAATGCCCAATCGTTTACAGCTTCGTTCCAATAGTAATCACTATGGGCACGTAATTTTTGTTTACTCAATCCTGCGCTAATCAACGCACCATGATCGGGTAACTGTGATCCGGAATGGCCGACAAGTACATCTTCACGGCTGACGGAGTAATGGAGAGTAGGGCGAACACCGCGCCAACTATCAATAACCTTTTTAACCAGATCATCATTTGGGGAAATGTATTCTCCCTCACGTATCCAATTATGGTGAATGTCCATGACCGTAGGTACGAGGTCAGATAATGATAAGCAGTCAGTAAGTCCATGTGTATATTCCTCATTCTCTAGTGTAAGTGTGTTTCTCGCTTCTGGCGACAATCTGTTGTACACATCTCTAATGCCTTGTGGGCCTCTACGTCCTGAAATATGTACGTTTACTTTGAAGTCTTGAAATGTCTTGCCATAGTCCATCATACGGACCATATCACAATGATATTCAAATTCTTCAATACTCTTATTTACTACCTCGTCACGGTCGCTAGCTAAAACAACGAATTGATCAGGGTGAAAACTTAGTCGTACATCATTAGCACGTGCTGTTTCACCGATGGGTGCAAACATCTTAGCAAGTTCGTTTTGCACATCAGTTGTTTGCCAAAAGTCTTTCCAACTAGGCTCTGTGTAAAAACTAAGCATATCGCTAGTTAGACGAACCATACGCAAACCGGGCTCTAGTGTAGCAACTTTCTTAACAAGATTGTGTGTATGTGTGATGTTACGTTTAGCAACTTCTAGTACCTTGTCTTCTGCTACACTACGTGTTTGTCGTTTTGCCCAAGCGAGTGTAGTGCCACCTGTATTCAATTCAGGTACACTAACAACTTCACCTTTACTGTTAATTTCACTAAACTTGCAGGCAAAGCCAATGCGTTTGATAGATTGATTTGTCAAAATAGATTCCGTAATAATAAGTAATATTCAGAGTATAACACAATTACGTAATATAGTCAACTATTTATGCCTACATTTTGAGCAATTGGTCAATCTTGTATGTTTGCTTCATATAGCTAGATGGGTTGTCCAAAACGCTATATTCTAAATCACCCTCACGTCTAGGTCCGTTGATGGTATCGAACTTGACATTATTTACTTTTTGGAATATGTCAATGATTTCTTTGACCGTATAACCTTTTCCGTGACCCAAATTCTCTATTTTGTTTGCTGGTTTAATGATAGCGTTCTTAATGGCATCACAGATTTCATTTACGTGAACATAGTCTCTGACACAACTACCATCTTTGGTATTGTAATCGTTACCAAATAGTGTAAACTTGCCCGTTTTAGAAGCATTGATTAAGTTATAGAACAATCCATCAACATTAGTAGGATCAATTCCGTCACTGCCTATAACATTATAGAATCTAAAAATAGTATAGTCAATACCTCTCATCTTACAATGTTGTTCTACAATTTCTTCTGCGGCTTTTTTAGATAAGCCGTATGGACTAGTCAACCCTGCGGCTGCACCTGTACTAGCAAGAATAAAATGTTTAGTCTTGACTTGATTTAATACATTGAGTGTGCCAAACGTATTAGTCTCATAGTATTGAGTTGGAAACTTAACACTCTGTCCTACATTGACTTTTGCCGCTAAGTGTACTACTGCATCAAAATCAGTTTGGAAACTTAATCTTGTAGTGATATCCATTTTAAAGAAATTAGTAATACGTACAATTTGATTTTCAATATCAACTCCGTATAACTCATAGCCCATACTCTCTAACTTCTTAGTTAGATGTGAGCCGATGTATCCTGAACATCCTGTAATTAAAACTTTTTTCATAATCCTTCAAACAGACTTAATACTGTTTCTTCCTCTACTGGTTTGTATGACGGGTCTTTACTCAAATACGTATCATTATCTGTATAATATACTGATAGGAATTTGTGCTTATTACCCAGCACACTTTCAAAATCTTCACGTGCTAAATGCTTGCGATTTAGTTCTGTAATGTAATCACTGTACTTAACTGTTTCATATGTGTTAATCTTTGCAGAATTTGTATTGCTACGTTTACCTACAAAGTTATCTAAGAACTGAACCCAACCTTCTGCTACCTCATCGTCTAACTCACACACATAATCTAATGCTTCTGCTGATTGGGTAGAACAATATATTTCTGTGATAGTCTCTCCGGCATCCTTGATGTTTACTTTGTGAAAGTATCTCTCATTAAAGTTATCACTCCAATCTTGATTGTCTAGTACTACACAAGGCATATGACCAAGACATTCTAAGAAAGCAAATGGATAGTTCTCACGCAAGCTTGGCATAAAGAATACTCCACTGCTACGAATAAAATCCACTTTCTCTTGACCAGTAATACCTGCACGAATCTCATAGTCAGTAATGCCAGCATCTGCAAAAGCCTTTTCAAACTTCTTTGCACCATTGCTATTAGTCATCACTTTACAATGTATTTTACATTCCTTCATTACACGAATATATGCTTCAGGATTCTTTCCTTCTTCCCATCGTCCAATGAATAATACACCCTTGTGAGGTCCTGAGTATGGTTCTAGTAATCCACGCTCACTCATAGGCATACGTAATAAAGCACAGTTAGTTGCACCAAACTTAGTTAATTCATCAATGTTCTTTTGACTTTGTGTACCAATAATAATATCAGTAAATTCCATATGCTTGTTATAGAAGTTGTGATATGAATCTAAGAACACATCGCTACCCTGACTGTCACGGAAGATCATACTATGTAAGTGAGTATAGAACACGACAGGGATATATTTATTGACTGTCATAGCATAGCTTGCAGTCATTGCTTCCTGTGTGTTACATACAATCATATCATAGACATTTGTTTCAAATGCTTTTAATATTGCCTTGCGGAAGTTAATAATCTTCTCAAAGTTGATTGTATCACTAAATGCAAACGTAGCAGTATGGTCGCTATATCTTAATGGTTCGTCTGGATAGACAATATTAGCACCTAATGATATAATCAGTTCGCTAAATTCATTAGTGGGTTGTTTGTCTAGTATGATATCAACCTTCCAGCCTATACGGCCGCACATCTCAGTGAAGCCTTTAGCAAAACTACCGATACCGCCGTGTGGTATAAAGTGTTGGTCACTAATCAAAAAAGCAATTCGTTTATTATATAATTTCATTTATCCTCTACAGTAGGTACATCTTGCCATTCAGTCCATTCTTTCTTTTTAGTAAAACTACCGTTTGTAGTAGTTCCACTATAGTCTGTAACTTCAAGTTGTGTTCTATATTGTAACACTTTTTCAGGTCCGTCCCAACCGTTTCGGACAAGATATCTTAATTCATACATATATTTACCTCGTTAGCTTCCATATAATATGGGTATTCTTATCGTGCCATCTATACTCAAATATAGATTCACCAGGACCAGTAATGATTCTAGTTAATCGGTATCCATACTTTAACCAAATACGTTCACCTGATATATCACATCTCTGTGGTAACCAAGCAAACTTGTATTCGGTGCCGATCATTCTTTCGTAGAAATGATCGTATGCCTGTGTTTGTGGCATTAAGTGCCCCACTCGTTCTTAAACAGTGGTACTTGTAATCTATCACTATAACGATAACCACGATTCATTGCTTCAATAGCAACATTCTTTGCGTTTAAGTTATACAATGATTCTACACCACCGCAAGGCATAAAATATACAGGACCTCTGAAACCACCTGCACGAAACTCTGCTACTGCTTTATCTGCTTCAATTGCATCTTCTTTACTAGCAATAACAAACTTAAGATATACAAAGCCGACACTTTCATATTGACGAATGATACTAGGACAAATTGCGTCACTCCACTTCTCACCACTGATACTTAGCTTAGGACTAACACTAAATGTAAGTGCGTTCTTTTCTCTGTTGATCTTCCATTGTTGTAGATAGACTGATAGGTCTTGACTTAGTTCTTGTGTACCATTAGTTTCAAATGTAATCTCTTTGAGACCTCTCATCTTCTCGTTTGAAAGTAAGTCTGGATACGCTCTTTGCCATCCAAGAAGAGGTTCGCCACCTGTAATAACAAGGTGCTCATCCATCCAACGCTTGTGAGGAAGTATATCCATAATGCTGTCAGCAATACTATCGGTAGTGAGCACAGGACTAAGATGTTTAAAACGAGGGTCCCAACTTGCGTAACTATCACATCCAGTGCTGACAAGTGGTAGGGATTTATAATCTTTATAATTTTCTGCGTTAATTGCAACAGCTACCCTCTCTAAACTTGTTTCTCCTTTAGCCATACCAAAGCCATTGCATTCAAAATTACAACCAAATGTTCTTAGGAACACACTGGGTACACCCATATATCTACCTTCACCTTGAATGCTGTAAAATAGTTCTGATACTTTTAAATGACTCATTATTTACCAACTTTTATATTAAAATGTTTAAGAATAACTTCACCCCAAGTACCACCACCTTGTTTATAAAGATGGTTAACTTGTTTAGCGCAGTCTCTAATTACTAACTCAGCGAAATGTTCATAACGTTTTTCATCCATTATGTCATCTCGTTGAGCGGCTTCTTCCCATAGTTCTTTAATTTTTTTGTTCATATGTTACCAATGACGTAGTGTGTTTGCTATGATGAAACCACATGTTATCACATGAAGCACCACCCAGAAAGTTTTTAGGAACAATGCAATTCTTGCTTCACCCAATGTAAGAATAGGAACATCGGGTCTGTCATCATCGGTGTTACCCATTAAATGACCGGTTGCTCTAGCCCATATTTTTTCTAAACTATTCATTCATTCTCCATTTGTTTTCTGGCATTCCATAGTCCCACTTTGGATCCATTTCAACATTCCACCTAGTAGTAGCAACATTAAAATCTGGTATCTTCATTTCTTTAGGATTACTTGCTGGTTCTAAAATAACAATACGATTATTTGGTTGTGCGGCAAATTGTCCATTGTCGCATTTGATGAAGTTAAAACTTTTGTGATCCTCAACATCTTCACTATGACCACAATCTATAACATTAAAATCTGGATGTGCAGAATCAACAGTAAAAAGATATTCTCCTTCCAACCACGATCCATCCTTCATTTTAATTTTACATCTCATATTTGCTATCATTGCTTTTTTAATCACAGTAATATCATAAGACATACTGTTCCATAATTGTAAAAAGTCTAACGGATACGGGTCACCTTCTATAGGTTTCCAACAGTAGGCGTGCAGTGGCAATTTGTCATACAATGCACCATATTGATTTAAATAAGATTCAATACGAAATGCTTGGCTTCTTTGAGATTTTATTGATATCCACCAGCAAGGTTCAAGTTCTCCGTGACCCTTCTCAAAGTCGTATAGAAATTCTCTACGAACGAAACATTTCACTGGTGGTAGATTTGCTACTAAAAAACTCATTATTTCTTATCACCAAACAACTGTAATAGGTTAATAAACAAGTTGATAAAGTCCATATATAGAGTTAGTGCGCCACGAACTTCTGCAACATCACTGGCTTGTACACTGAGTTCTTCACGGATTTTCTGTGTGTCGTAAGCAGTTAGTCCAAGGAAGATGATAATAGCCAATGCACTGATAACCATTTGCATTACAGTACTGCCAATAAAGATGTTAACAATACTAGCAATGATGATAGCAATCAGTCCCACAAACATAAACTTCCCAACACTATCTAAACTTTGTTTAGTAAAGTATCCATAGCCACTCATTACACCAAATAATATTGCCGCACCCATAAACGCTGATACGATACTACCCATAGTAAACACAGCAAAGATTGTAGCAAAGCTTAATCCCATCAGTGCCGCAAAGCCGTGTAAGCAAAGTTGTGCCATCTGTTTAGTTGGGCTTGCATTTAGCAAAATGGCAATGCCAAAGATTGCTACTAATGGTGCAAAGATTACAATCCACTTCATCACACCTGTAAAAAAGAATGCCAGTAACTCTGGGCTAGTGCCTACAAAATAACTAACAATCATTGATACAATAACAGCAAGACTCATATGTCCATAGACACGACCCATTGCTGAATTAATTTCGCTAGCAGAACGATATGATACTGCATTTTCATAAGTTGTTTCAAACATAGTTTTCTCCTTAAAATTTATTTGATGCTAATACGATTTGACAAATATGTTCTAATCGTTCAATGTGTTCAAATGCTCTCCACGGGCTTGTGTCGATAGATACAACACCGTGTCCTTTAATACCTACAATATCGTAGGCAATATTACCCAAGTCATCTAACTGTAAGTTTTCGTGACACCGATCAGCAAGCTCTTGACTAATAGGTGCTACATCTCCTACATTAGGTGCTACCTTAGTATAACGATTTAGTTCTGGAAATGCTTTACTAATAGTACCCAAATCAATGCCGGCGTGCATAGCGGCAATACAATAAGTAGGATGTAAGTGAACTACTACCCTAACGTCATTGCTATGTTGTCCCATTGCTCGTTGTAGACCAAAGTGCAAGGGAATCTCTCCGCTGGGCTTTAGGTTAGCACTTATATCAGTATAGAATTCTTCTTGCCAACTTGATATCTCCACCGGTTTAATAAACATCGGAGTGGGTACAAATGGTACATTTAGTATTTTGATTTTCTTAAACTGATCGGGTTGCATTGTTTGCTTACGTACACCACTAGGTGTGATGTAAAAGTGGTCACGGTCGTGATGACGAATACTTACATTGCCATCACGACTGGTAATCCAGTTACGTTTATATGCTTCGACTAATGTTTCACATATTGTTTCTAACATTATTCAAACTCTCTATCTTCTCTATGACCACTACGACCAGCCATATTGCTATCAGTCTCACGTACTTCTACTTTACAGCACCATACACGCTTTGCTTCTTCACTACCACAATTAGGCAAGAAGATTGTGTTAACATACTCATACAAGAAGTCAGCGATACCTTCACAACCAGTACGTTCTACTTCTGTAATCTTTGCTAGTTTCAAACGACCTAGTTCTAATAGATGTTCACGCATTGGATCATCTTGTGCGACTAGTAATGTATGATCGAACCATTCTTCTAGTTTATCTTTGAGTGGGCGTAGTCCACCGAAGTCTGTTACCCAGTTGCGGGCATCAAGTGTATCGGCTTCAAACTCAAAGTGAAAACTCATAGCATAACCATGAATTAAGTTACAATGACTATCTGCACGCCATTGACGATATGCGACAGGACCTATTTGTCTGTATGTCTTTGTTGAAAAGAATTTTTTGTTTGCCATTTGTTTCTCCTATGTTAAATTATAGCATAGGACGCAGAATTTGTATACCGGGATGAGCCCATAAGGCCGGTTATATTATTTATTAATAGTGTTAATGATCTGGGCATCAGCTACCCTTTTCCTTAAACTACTTGAACTGAATGAATGGTCACGACCATTAAAAACAATTTGAATGTTTCTATCGTAACATTCTTCTGCACCTGAGAAGTCTTTATCCTGGTATTCAATGCCCAAAATGCGAACATCTACTGGAAGAATAAGTAATAAGTCTCGTAAGTCTTGTTCAGTCTGATAGACAACAACTTCATCAACATAGCGGCAAGCACTAAGTTGAATCTGTCGTTCTACGATACTTTGAATAGGTTTATTCTTAGTATCAGGTCTATCAATAGTTGGATCAGTTTGTAATCCTGCAATTAAATAATCACAATGATTCTTTGCTTCACTTAACATAGCAACGTGACCTGCGTGTAGCAAGTCAAATGTGCTGAAAGTAATACCGATCTTTTTACCTTGTAGTTTTAGTTCTTTTATGTGATTGAATATCATTTTGAAAGAGTTCTCCACATTTTCTTTTGGTCGTGTTCTTTTACGAATTCATCTTCACCTACAAATGTAGGGCTGTCTGCTAGAATTTCATCAAGCAACCATTTGATACGATGCAAGTCTTTTTTAATTTCAAACTGATTGTATCCATCATTGTAGTTACTATGTAGTTCTACACCTGCGATATAGATTTGATGATGTACTGAATTATAATCCATTGGTTTCCTAAATCCCATTATTTTTCTCCGCAATCGCAGTTACGACCTTGATTGCAGTTTCCGTTACACTTGCTATTGTTTGGCATTCTAGCAAACAATACCACAACACCCACTAATACTGCTAATGAAACTAAAAACGTAATAATCATTTGCAACCTTTGTTAGCAATTTGTAAGAACTCTTGTCTTGCCGCTGGATCTGTTTTGAACCCGCCACCGAGACGACAAGTCACTGTACTACTACCTGTATCTTCTACACCACGACTCTTAACACAATAGTGTTGTGCATCAATCATAACTGCAACATCTTCTGTATCAAGGATATACTGTAAGGTGTGAAAAATTTGCTCTGTTAACCTCTCTTGGATTTGAGGTCGCTTGCTAAAATATTCTACTATTCTGTTTATCTTACTAAGCCCTAGAACTTTTTGTTTAGGGACATAAGCCACTGTGGCTAATCCATCGATGACTACAAAATGATGTTCGCAGTTAGATTGAACATTAACATTACGCTCTACAACCATTTCGTTGTATTGCATCTTGTTGTCAACTGTTGTGCATTTAGGGAATGCCTCATAGTCTAGTCCCCAAAAGATTTCATTTACATACATCTTAGCAACACGTTTTGGTGTTTCAATCAGACTATCATCGGTTAAGTCTAATCCAAGATATTGCATAATAACAGTGAAGTGTTCTTCAATACGGTCAATCTTATCTTTTCTGTCTAAGTTGTTTGGCAATGTAGGTGTCTCAACACCCATTTTGACCAAGTATTCGTGTACTTTTTGACCCAACTCTGGATCTGTTTTTGTTTTGTTATAACTCATAGATAACCTTCCTTTGTGATGGTTTTTGTTTTGAAGTGTAAGCTACCGTTGTGTAGCTTACATTATATTTAGCATTATTACTTTGCTTTAGCTTTTTCTTCAGCACGTGCGGCTTTTTCTGCTGTAATTTCATTACGGCGAGCCTTAACTGCTTTAGCTAGTTCTGCTAATGCTTTACGGGCACGAGTACCAGCGGCTGCATTACCTTTGTTAAATTTATCGTTCTCAGCATTGTATGCTGCCAAACTTGTTTCAATATCGTTTTGTGCGCTCATAATTTTCTCCTTAATATTTTGCTTCACGTGTATGTTTGCGATAATCGGTTGACATACGCAACCATTGTTCTCCATCACCCTCTAGAATATCGCATATTCTATCTATCGTACCGTCATTGTAGTTACAAATTTTCCCCATATTAACGTGAGGTTTTCTCAGTAACTTTTCTAGTTTATCTAATGCATCTTCTAAACTCCAGGGAATGTAAAGACGCTCGTGGTCATTTGCGAATGCTTCAGGGAAACTGCGATAAGCAGGGTACAAAACATTGCAACCAAGAGCATCGGCTTCGCTAACAGTGTTTGAAACCCAGTCTTGTAAAGCACAGTTAAACACAACCCTAGAATTATTAACAATATCGTAGTAATCATTTTTGTCTAAGTTCTCATAGATGGTTAATTTACCTTGCTCTTCCAATTTACGTGTCCGTTGCATATAGCTATCATTGTTAGATTTTAGCTTACTGCCACTACACACGACAAATTCTACACTACTGCTAGTATGACGTTTTAAATACGCTTCAACTAGATCCATATAGAAGTCTGGTTGCTTTTCTTGATCCCATCGTGCTGAGAATACTACACGCATCCTACGGTCATTGAATGGTTTAATTTTCTCTACACGACCTTGTACTTCTTCACGACCAAATGCTAATCCTGAGATATTGTAGATCGGAGCACGCCAACCTGCTATCTTCATATTCATTACCATTTCTTCGTTTGTAGCTAGTACTCCGTCTACGAATGAGTCAACCATTTTCTCATAGTGACCCATAAAGTCTTGCATACCCCAAACGTGAACAAAGTCATCAGGATCAATGGACTGAGCAAGACAGCGAACATAAATCCGAGGCCTGTCACTTGGGTCGATTTGCTTAAGAATGTAAGGGAGACTTTCGATGCCTGGCTGAAACATATCTTCAAAATAGACAACATCTTTGTTACTACACTTTCCAGCCTTCATCATCTTAACTAGATTCATCATTTGACTCATACCAAAGTATGTACGTCCGTGTGCATCTAGTACTTGACCAGTTACAATTGCTTGATCATTACTTAATGTTTCTCCCGGGACGATAACATATTTGATACCTCTACGTTTGAATACACGTTCATTCCACTCTTGCAATTGCAAAGTGTATCGTGCTTTGTAGGGTTCAAGTCCCATATAAAATAATTTACGCATTTGTTTTTCTTTCAATATCTTCTTCAGTACATTCTTCACCGTATTGAATTTCTACAATACGACAAGGTTCATCGAACGGATTAATTAACTGATGCCAACTATTAACTGGTACTTTATACTCTTGGTGTGTAGATAGATGCATAGGAGGTAGTGCATAACCACCTTCTGTCGTACTATTAACAATACAAGAGCCTTCACTTACTAGCCAATATTCACTTCGTTTAAAATGTTTTTGCATACTTAAACTTTGTCTAGGCTCTATAGTTAATTCTTTTACTTTACAGCCCTGCACATCGTGTAGTATACGATAATAACCCCACTCACGCAACGTTTTAGGTTGTTTCCATTCTCTAAGAATCCAGCTACTACTGTTTCTTTTGTTTTCACCACCAACACCAAATTCGAATTGAACATCGTCAAACACCATTTCAGGAATGTTGTCTTTAGTTCTATCTCCACCATTAGCAAAAATAATACTTGCCTTTGGGTGTAAATTTTTAACTTGCTTGATAGCATCAATTGCAGTGTCATCGGAATCATCAAATTCTATTACCTTATGAACCTGATATAAACTCTCAATGATTGCTTTTCTTTCCTGCATAGGCATAAAAGGTTGACCTTTTTTACGGGTCAACCAAGCGTCACTATTAACTCCTACTATAAGTAAGAAACCCAATGCCTTAGCGGCTTTGAAATATTCAATATGACCACTGTGCAGAGGGTCAAATCCCCCAGTGACTAACACTACTTTCATGGTCGTGTATCTAAGTCCCACATATTTCTAGCAAACTTACCTGCAATTTGCTTAGAGTGTTGACGATAGATGTGACTTCTATTGTTATAGAGGTCGCTTTCATCGAACTTGTACCCATAGTCCACGCAGAATTCCTTGAATTTCTCAAGGTCCTCAAATACTTGACGAACACGTGGGTTGGGTTGATAATGTTGTTTTGCCATTTTAATATTCCTTTAAATAGCTAGTTGTTGATAAGGTTGATGTGTTTTATAATAAATCGTAGCACCGTTCTCACCGTCTTCACTGACAGTAATCTCAATGTTACGATCGGGATAGCGAGTAGCGATTTGCTCATAGAGGTCATCACTAATCATTTCACAACTCTTGTAATTCAATTCAAGTGTTCCGCCTTTATAGAGATTCTCTAACCAGCGTTTAAATTGAATGAATTCAATATCCCTGTCGTTGTGAAATACTTCAATCGCCACATTAAAGTGAAAGATGTGACGATGTGGAGTTCCTAAAAAGCTAACATCATATTCATCACCCGTTGCGAGTGCTGGATCTGTTGCCGCTGCCGGGTACATATGAATACCCTCTTTTTGAAATGTTACGAAAATCATACGCTTGGCGTAATGTTTGATGCGTACACGTTTTTCAATTTGTGTTTGAATATGTTGTTGTTCCATTAATAATTCCTGTTTAGTGTTGCCCACGTTAACCACTGATGAAATGCATTATACACTACTTCAGCCTCTTTGTCATCCTGATTTACCCGTTTACCACGTACATAAAACCCATCTTTTGCTACACGTAACATCTCAGATGTGGTAGTATTGAATGTGATATTATTACCTTCAGTCTCACTAGTTAATACTGGTGTCATTTCATTCGCCCAAAATTTCGTTCATTGCATCATCGCTATCTTCAATAACTTCTTCTGGTTGATTGTCTTCAACTTCAAACAATTGGTCAAACATAGTCATAGCATTAACTGTTTTCTTACCACTGATACCCTGACTACCTGATTGCATTTGCATCCAGAATCTACTATGTGATTCTATCAAATCTAAGCTCTTTTGTCTATCTTTAAGGGAGAAAATCTCATCAATGATTTCACCGAATCTAATACGTTCAAATGTTTCATTCATAACCATCTTTGGAACGACACCTGTTTCATACTGGCGATTAGCTTCTTGTACAGCAGTAATATGTTGATAAACATTATGGCTCTGTAATAGAGTATAGCTTAATGTATCCCAACTAGTCTTAGTTTCTTTTCCGTGTTGGCCAATGAATCCTTGACCGCGGTAGCAAAGGTCCTTCATAATCAACTTATCGGTTACGGGACTATCCGTGAATACTTCGTGTATCCCATCAGCTAATACAGCATCACGATATTTACGGGTATCTGTTGCATACTTTTTATCTTCAGCAGTCTTATTCATTTGATAAGACCATTTCTTGTTATGCTCAATACTAGTATTGAAGTAAGCAAGACCTTTAGCCGCACTAAAGAATGGACTAGCACAGTCAAACGTGATAGTTAG